CATAATGATCGAAGCGACTATTCGTGCCCATGATCCTGACAAAGGCGTAGTTGCAGGTGGTAAACCCGATGCGTTAGATAAAGCATGGAATGCTTTACGTCCTGAGTTTAAGCAACTGTATCGTGAAGTACGTGATTTCTACGGAAATGCTGTAAACGACATGGTTCGTACAATGAAAGAACGTGCGCTTGGGTTACCCAAAGCAGAACGCCAAGCCATGATTCGCAAGATAGATGAACAGTTTGGCAAAGATAAATTAGTAACTCCCTATTTCCCACTGCGTCGTTTTGGCACAAACTGGTTCCAAATAGGTAAAGGAAACTATAAAGAGTTTTATACCTTTGGTGATTTTATTAGTCGTAATCTTGCGTTTTACAAACGTCGCCGTGAATTACAAAATGGAAACGCCCAGCAAAAAGCTGCCGCCGAAACTATGCGTATGGGTAATGGTGTTTCTGAAATGTATTCTCAGAATATTGCCACAACACAAGTGTTGCGTGACATCGAGGACTCTATTAATACATTAACCGCTAATGACGTAGCAGGAGTTAAGGCTGAAATCAAAGACAGCTTAAACCAGTTGATCTATTTGTTGCTACCACAACAGAGTATGCGTAAGATGTTTATCAACCGCCGGGCAATCCAAGGTGCTAGCGGTGACATGCTACGGGTGTTTGCTCATACAGCAGTGCATAGCGCGTATCAACAAGCTAGGTTTAAGTACGCTGAACCATTCATTAGTAATATTAAAAATGCGCGCGAGCATATTGACGATATGGAATCGTCGCGTGCAATTACCCCTGAGAAGGGCGCAGTCTACAAAGATTACGTGCTGGAGTTAGAAAAACGCACTAAAAATGTTATGGGCATTGAAGATACAAGCCCAGTTGCAAGAATAGCGGGCACAATTACAGGCACCACATTTTTCTTTATGTTGTCGGCACCTGCTAGTGCGTTACTAAACATTGTGGGTATGGCTCAAACAACTATGCCTTACATTGGCGGTCGCTACGGATATGCCAAGACAAATGCGTTGATGTTAAAAAATATAGCGCGTTATGGGGCATCTATGCCAAGCCGTTCTTTAGCCCCTCTTATCAACGGTAATTTTATGCAAGCGTCTTTCCCTTCTATTGTAGAGGGTGGCAAACTTAGCCCATTGTTGCAACGTGCAGCAGATCGTTTTGTGGATGACGGAGATATTAACATCTCCATGACCAACGATATTTTTGAATTAGGGGAGCGCCCATCTGCGTTATATACTGGCACTACTAACACTGTTAAAAAAGGTCTTGCAGGATTATTTCATCAAGCCGAGCGCTTAAATCGTGAGGTCGCATTACTCACAGTTTTTGAATTGGCGCATGACAAGTTATTAAAAGAACCTAGAAAAGATATTCGTGGGGTCATTGAGCGAGATCGTACAGGACAGCCTATAAAGCATACTCCAGATGAAGCATTTGAAATGGCTATTCAAGAAGCACGAGATATTGCAGGATTGACCCTAGGCGACTTCACTCGCCAAATGAAAGGCCGCTGGTTTACAGTTCCCTCAGTTAATGTACTTTCGCAGTTCAAACAATACGCTATCACAGCTACTTACAACATAGTACGTAACTTTTACCTAACAGTCGGTGCCCCCTTCCGCACCGCTGAGATTGAGCAGTTCCGTCAGCAAATGATTAAAGATGGTGTAACGCAATCTGTAATCGACCAAAGATTAGATGAAGCTGAAAAATATCGTAAAGAAGTTTATCGTGAAGGTATGAAACGTCTTGCTGGTATTCTGGGCATGACTTTCTTGTTTGGTGGTATAGCAGCACAACCATTCTTCTCTATGCTCGGCAAGATAGTCAGTATGTTCTCGCCCGACGATGATGACGAGTTCTTTGATTGGGAGAACTGGTTCTACAATTATATGGAAACTGAAGTTGGTGGCGCGGCGGCAGCTATCTTTACCAAAATGGGTATGGATACCGCTAAATCTGAAAAGGCGGGTGTTGTCCTTGGGGAAGCCCTAGCCCGTGGCCCTGTGTCTACGTTGACTGGTACGGCGCTTTCAGACCGTGTTAGCTTAGATTTGAAAAACTTGTGGTGGCGTGAAGGCCGTTATTCTCCTGATGCACGGCAGTCTTTACAACAAGATATTATTGCTAACCTCGGCCCATCGTTTGGTCTTGCGCTTAACTGGGCAGATGCTTGGCAACTAGCAGGGGAGGGACAGTGGGGTAGAGCGTTTGAAAAAGCTGCTCCTGCTATGTTTGGTAAACCAGCCACTGCATATCGTCTCGGTACCGAAGGCGCAACAGATAGTTCAGGTGCAGTAATTGGACGCTTATACCCTGAAGAATTTACTACTTGGAATTTGGCAACGCAAGCAATTGGTTTACAGCCAGAAAAACTTGCACAGGCACAGAAATCTGTTATACAAGCAAAAACTTTAGAGCAAAAAATTAAAGACCAGCGTAATGCAATACTTGACCGCTTATGGATGGATCGTGGCACACCGAGTTACTTGGATGCACTAGAGAAAGCTAGAGAATTTTCTTTGAAAAACCCACAAGTTGCAATCGACGACGATGTAATTTCAGATTCGTTCCAACAGCGTTATGATTCTAAAGCACAAGCAGAAGCTATGGGCGCTAAGTTAGATGAGAAACTAATCGTCAGAACAGCTCCCAAGTTACGATACGGTATGGAATAAAAAGATCCCGCCGAAGCGGGATTAAAGGGGGGTTATTTAATTCTCCAAACTCTAAGTCCTTTGATGCCGTCTTCAATGACGGGTTTGATAAGGACCCTAAAGCCTAGCCGTTTTGCTACCGTAGTAACCGTCTCTTTACCTTCCTGCAGTAGTAGGCAAGGGACAAAGAATGACCAGCCAACACGAAATTTGCGCCAGTCAATGTTGTAATCAAGTCGGTTTATCCTCATCGGCCTCGTCATCTGCACCGCTTGCCTGTGCTGAAGCTACAAACAAATCAGGGTCGATAAAGTCTCCTTTAGAACAATCAAAAACAAATACATCTACGGGTGGTACGCTACCAAGTTTGGTTCCTTTTGCCATGCGTTTCTTAACAACGCCCTCGTATACGCCATCCGCTGTTAAAGAATTAAGAACATCTTTGATTGTGATCTGATGCTGTGAACACCAATTCCGTAGCTTCTTAGCAATAATAAAAAGCTTTTGGGTATCCGGTTCCATCCGTAAGATTAATTCCCCTTGTGGTTCTAATATAGGTAGCATCTCTACACCTGTACGTTTATCCACCTGCCCATTAATAACCAAAGTATTGCGGCGGTGCTCATTCCAGTACTCACCTACTACGCTAGCATGGCTACTTGCTGGTGGCTTTGTATCTTCACGCATCTGTGCAAACTCTTTGAGCGCCCATTTAAATATGCGGCCGACGTCAATATCGATCAAGCCAAGACGCTTGGCAAACAATGCACCAGCTATGTTGCATGCCGCCACACCTGACCAAAATCTTTCACGGTTAGTAAAGCCAATCTTTTGGTCAATAAGGCGTTGCACTTCTTTGACTTCTCTAATACGCTCTTCCAAATTGCATACTAAGTCACGGAGATAGATGCGTCCTGCATGGCCGTAATTTGTGTAGAGCTTGGGATATATCTCGTCAGCATCTTGCTTGGATAGCAACTTGGTCTCAGGGATCTCATACTCAATCAACCGCATCAACTCGCCATCAGGTGTGGACTTCAAGGACTTTAGCTTATCAGCCGCTGACGCATTTGACGAACATAACAAAATAGTCTGCCACTTTGCCATGTTAATCCGCTCGGCGTTCTCATTGGACTTCATCCGCCCACGACCTCGGCCTTGAGAAACAGCGTAGGCAAAATCAGAGAAATCGTCCGATGACATTTTTGTAATCTCGTCGCACCCCAAACCAAGATTGTTCATCACGCCCAGTCGGTGCAACCTCACGTTCATAGTATCTCTCTGAATCAGCATCAGCTCTTCAGGGTGCCCATATACACTGTGCATCGCCTTGATAGCTGTCGTCTTTCCAGTACCCGACTGGTTGTTAATCATGTTAATGATTGCACCTTTTAAATTCAAATGCTTCATCAACGGCGCACCAAAAGCAGTAAAGAATCCAAACGCATGGGGCTCAAATCCGGGTGTGTCGTACACGTTAATAACCGATTGCCATTCTTCCAAAGAACCGACTGGGGTAAACCAATCTGCTAATTGACTCGTATAACTTGACGGAGGACTATAGTGGTCACCAGTGGCACTTATTTCAGTATCCCCAACAACAAATGACTTATCCTTCTCCGTCCACCCAAATTGTGAACGCATAATTTCTGCCCCTTCTTTAAACTGTAGTTCTTTAACAAACCTAACGATGTAGCCCATAATGCCATCCATCTGTTTCTTCAACGCAATAACACCAAACCATGCCAGCCTTTCACGCAACTTATCGGCAGTAAGTAAATCTACTGCGGGCAACGAAAACTCTTTCACTCCGTCTCGGGGAGTATGCAACCGCATCCAAATCACTTCGCCATGTTGCGGGTCTTTTAATCTCTTGACCACATAAAGATCATGCTCGTAAATCATTAAGGCGTCAGGGTCATCCTCATCGTCGCTCTTACGATATACACCGCCGTTCTTGCCACGAAAGTATGGAAAGGGGTACTCAGGTATAGTATATGTAGTCGGCGCAGTAGCGTTAGGTGCCGTGTATTGTAAAGTGTTGTCGGCTTCTGTAGCCGCCGCAATCTCAGCGCCAAGTACAATCGGCGAAGAAATCTTTCCTTTATGGATGCAGTTGTCACAGCCCGTAGCATTTAGCCCTTGCCACTTCTCACAGGTATAGGGCCCCTTTATCTTCTGCGCTTTCTCTGCTGTAATAATAGCATCGTAGTCTGGGTGGTCCTTGGAAATGTCATGTATTGCTTTACTTGCGTCTACACAATGCACCGCAATAGATAATGCAGCTCGCCAGCGGGGTTCTTCTAAAGTTGCCTGCTCTGCTATGGCCTTGGTCAACTGAAAACAGCCGGTTCCTTTTGCGTTCTTATCAACAATTATGCTAAACCGAAACTGCTTATTGCCCATCATGGCTTTTGTCATGTCGTCGGCGTAGGTCGGCAAGTAGTCCGGAATATCATCCATAACACCAAGCTTTTCTTTTAGCTTGTCAAACTCCATGGGGTTACCCATCGCCAACACCGTCACATCTAGTGGTGGCTCATTCTTATGGTTAAGCGTGTCAGGCATCCTTAATATAGATGCAACATCTGCCGTTCTAGCAGGGTCGGCTTCAAATTGATGTTCAACACACAATGCTTTGAGTCTTACGGCCACTGAAGTCCACTGCTCTGTTGTTATGTCAGTAGTGATAGGCCAATAAACATGAAGGCCCCGGCCAGAATTAACTATGCACGGTCTTGGTAAGCCGACAGTACTACAAAAAGTTTTAAGCGCGTCTAAGCCATCTGCTTGAGTAGCATAGGGTTTACCAGTACCGCAATCAATATCTAACCAAAACGCTTTGACGGCTTTTACATTACCGCCAGTTCGAGACTTATCGGTCTCGTATTTTGCACAAGCAAAGTAAACATCATATTTCTTTGCGAGTAAATCTTCTACCACCCCGTCTATTTCGTCCATCCCCTGCACAAAAATTTGCTTGGGAAGGCCAGTCTTTTTTAGACCAACGACACAATACCACCCATCTGAGGACAGTACAGCCGACAGTAAATCTGTTCTTGTCATAGCCGCCTCTGCACCGCTAAGAAAAATGCACTGGGAGCGCGGCATGCCCCACAGTGCTTTACCTATTTACTAACTAAGCGTCAATATATTGTGCAATCATTGCGATGTGTGGATTACGTGGATACCACTCGCCGACAAACCATTTGTATATAGTTGCTCGGCTTACGCCAAAATAATTGGCTACATCTCGCACAGGAATATCTTTCTCAATACACAACCTCCCCAGCTTAACGCCGGGGTGTTGCATATCTGCTTCTTTGTTAGCAGTGACAAGCCGATAGTTATACCCGCGTATATCCATCACTCGTCGTCAGAAGTCCAAGTATTAAGAACGTCCACGAAGTCCTTCTTGGGTGTAGGCTCAGCGGCTTTTTTAGAGACACGCTTTGTTGGCTCAGCTATTGTTTCAGGTTCAACTTTAGCAGGTGCGGGTGTAGGCGCGGCAATTCTTTTAGCGCCATCTGTTTGTGCGGCAGTTTGTACAACGGCGGCTTTTGCAGCGGGAGACTCGGCTTTCTCTTTAGCAATCAACCATTGCTCGCGTGACAAATAACCAATAGGTTTAAATGTCAGCTTGGGTGTAGCGCTGTCGCTATCCATACGCATCTCTGTAATCAGCGTCCCAAGACTACGACCCATAGAGCCGACATACTTGGCATACTGTTGGAAAGGCATCTTATCCACATCACCACGACCGAAGATTGACTGCGCGGGTAATAGGAGTTGGAATACATCGCCTTCAATATCATCAGCCAATAAAACAGCAAGGCGTTGCTGAAAACGGCAAGCGCGTGAATCACCTTGACCCGAGCCCTTAGTATTCTGCGGGCAACCTTCGCATGTATTATTTTGTGGATACTCAACACTCTCATCAGGCTTGTCACCATCGTTAGACCAGCAATCGGGAGAAGTAGTTTCTCCTGCTACGTATTTACCCGCATAAAACTGGCGGGACACTTTTGGATTACCGTTTACGATAACAACATTCATCGCACGGTTTTCGTTCTTGGCGATCTCTTCGCCATTGACCATCATACGGAACACGCCACCACGAATGGATACACGTTTCACTGCGGTGTTACCCGCAAGTGCCTTGGTCATCTTGTCAATACCTACCTCTTTAAGATAGTCTGGGGCTTGATTTAAAATGGCAATATCACTGCTCATTGCTTTCTCCTATTTACTACGACGTCGTTGAATTGTGATCTCATATTCGCTATCGATATTGAGACCGGGGGGATGAAGGTCAGGGTTTTGATCCATGAATTCCTTCATATTTGCTTGATGGATGCGCTTTTCTAGCAACTCCAGTGCATTGTTATCCCGCATGAATCCATAAAAGTGCTCCCAGTCATTAGTCCAGTAGCGGTTTTTTACGGTGCGATACGCAGTACCATGCGGTGTAGAGAAACTGGTGGCCCCAGTTTCCTTAGAGATCTCGACAAGTTTGTGTTTAAGCAAACTCATTTGGTTCTCTAACTCCTCTGTATTTGATTTGTACTCTTGGTAGAGTATCTCCTTTGCGTCACGTATTTTTATGTACGCTTGCACAATTTTTTCTATCGATACATTATCCATCTCTTCTCCTGAAGTTGTTGGTGTCTCCCATGAAGCAGGGTCGGGCGAACAACACTCTTTAATATTTTTACACCCACGGCGCTAACCCGTTTACACCAACACGGGTGGGGACTCCCCTCGGTTTCTATCTTCCGATGGGCAAGTAAATGCCCGAATCCCCATGCGTGTTGGTGTTTTCCCATTATACTTAATTTCTTTACTGTGTCAAGTGTTTACCTCATTTTTATACAAATCAATTATCCGTTCATGGAAGTCGAGTTTGCTTTGGAGTGCAGAGTATAGTTTAGTTTCGACCGGACTACCCTCAATGTGTACCACAGTGACGGGGTTTTTTTGTCCTTGTCTGTGCGCCCTAGCATTTGCCTGTAAATAGATTTCACTGGACGTTACTGGAGCATACCAAATTACTACATTTGCGGCGGTTAGGGTTACCCCGTGTGCGGCGGCTTGCGGTTGGATAAGTAAAACTTTTGGATCATCTTCTTCTTGAAATCTTTTGAATATGCCGTTACGCTTTCCTACGCTCACTTCACCGTTTATAATTTCAGTCGTAATATGGTTCTTATCAAGAAATTCTTTGACAAGCATAATTGCGTGCGTGTATGGAATAAAAATCAATACTTTATGCGACGCTTCTTCAATCACATCAAGCACGGCATTCAGCCTGTCAGACACATCAAACTCAATGACGCTCCCTGTATCTGTATAAACTGCGCCACAAGAAATTTGCAATAGCTTATTGATATTTGATGCCGCATGAACTGCGGATATATCCTCACCCGCCGCAGAGATTAGCATATCTTTCTTCAACTGCTTGTAGTATTTAGCTTGTTGCGCGCTTAACGGTGCAAACCGTGCCGTGTATGTCATATCAGGCAAATCAAGACAATCTTTTTTCTCAAATCGTATTGCGGGTTGAAGCATATCATGCACAACTTTTTCTGCATCAGGCTTGGGTATCCACTTGAACCTTGTCAACTGGTACATTACAGTGTCTCGATAAGAAGTAAACAATTGCGGTGCGTGAGTTGGCACACATAACTTGGCTAATCCGTACGCATCGAGAGGTGACTGCGCAGCGGGAGTTCCTGTCATCATCCATAGCCAAGTATCAGGAGTTAAAATTCTACGCAGCGTCTTAAACCTCTCTGTACGATGATTCTTATATGCGTTTGCTTCGTCAATAATTACTAAATCAAAACCACCATTTATGATATCGTCGGCGACAATACCAACACCATCAAAGTTAATAATGATGAAGTCGGCGGGGCCGTTAATTATGGCTTTACGTTTAATCCTATCGCCGTAGGCAATATTAACCCCACGATGTACTGCGAATTTAAACAGATCGTTTTGCCATGCAGCTTGCATGATAGACAAGGGACAGATCACTAGCACGCGCTTGATAGCCCCTATGTTTAATAGGTAGTCAGCCGCCCATATAGCAGATGCAGTCTTGCCTGTGCCTTGCTCGTTAAAACAAAATGATCTTGGGTGCAGAGTCAGAAAAGATGCGGTCTTTCGCTGATGTGCCATTGGGGGATATATCCCGGGCCAGTCGTAGTCTTTGTCTATTGGAGAAGGAACCTTTTTGATTCCTAGGGTCCGTAAGGCTTGGGCTTCTTTCAGCCCCCAATTCACAGCCACGGCAGTGAGGTCACCTTGCTGTTCCATCTCTGTGCTTTTTGGTATCGCAGTAGTAATACGCTTGGGATTACGTGTACGTACTACCAATATTTTATTGTCAAGTATTTCCATGTGTTTCTTATGTATTTTTCTTCACGGTATGATCTGACTTGCGGGGATAGCTACGGTTGTCGGTTGCACTCTTAACTCTAAGATTGCTCTTGACTGTCTTGCCACCTTTACTAAGTGGTTGTTTATGGTCAACATCTTTGCCGTCACCCTTATGCACCATCCCTGCTTTCTCCATAATGGCTCGGGCTTTGTTACGCTCGGCGCGTTTCTTCTTAACGGCAGGTGTGCCGTCGTACATTTCATACTCGTGTTTGTATGGTCTTGGTTTGTTTACGTACGGCATGTTATCTCCTCGTGTTATGTTCACAATCATCTACTGGACACCAACCATTGCATGTAAAATTTGGTTTAGGATTCCATACGTCAGCTTCAAATGCTTTGTCCAACTGCTGTGTTTCGCCTAACCACTTTGTCCATGCCTTTCCTTCAATTTCTCGTTCGTATTTAGCACGTACTAAATCATCAACAACTAAAAATACTAGCCCTGCGTTAATTGTTTTAACTTGTGGGAAATGTTTAAAGACCAATAAAGACAAAAGCTCAAGCTGTTTCTTGTCAGCATAACGACTAGTTTTACTGGTCTTCCAATCTACAATTCGTGCTTTATCGCCATTGATAATTAGCACGTCAGCAATCCCACGGAACCACACGTTCTTATCATAAAACCCGCAGGGCTCTAAATCTTTTGTGACTCCCATCTCATGCTCACAATACATCGTCCCTTCCATGTTTTTAAAAGGCTCAATCTTGGGCTGGATATAGGCATACTTTGCTGGTATCGGTGTACCATCACGCAAGTATTCTTCCGCTGCCTTGTGAACTTCTGTTCCATATATCAAATAGGTTTTTGGTGGCTCGACAATATCCTTGACCACGCGCATCCTGTGATATTTGCGGGGGCATTGTTGAAACAATGAGATACTGCTATAAGACCACGTGTAATTCATTTTTTATCCCATTTGATACCATCACCATAATTTTTACCAACCTTGACTTCACAATTCAAAGGCAAAGTCTCAGCCCACTTGGGCCTCCAACGCATACATTCTTGAACATATTTTGCGGCTTCGTCGGCTTCTTCTTCCTTGGCTATGCAAGCAACCGCATCGTGAACAGTGAGTACTACCTTGTATAGCTTAGCTATACGCAACATTTGCTCTGCAACTACGCACCGTGCTAGGGCTTGGCAAAGATTCTCTACTACTTTACCGCCATAAATGCGAACAACGCCACGGCGCGTAGAGTAAATATACTGCGGTCGGCCTTTTTCGTCAACAATATCAGCACGCAAATCCATATATTTTAATGGTATTCCGTTAGGGAGATCAAAGCCTACTCCGGGCAGTACGTATACCGCTTGTGGTTGCACACCAAATGTAGTAGTTTTTAACTTTGCGTCGGCCAACGCATCTAAGCATCTACCTCCCTCATTCCATAACATGGGGATAGTGGGAAATCCATCTCTATAAGTATTTAGAATACGCCGACACTCAGATTCACGTAAATCAACACCAAAGTTTTTTAACTGCGCTTGAAACTTTATGGCTCCCATACCATAACCGCAACCAAGAATCGTCGTCTTACCAACGAACCGCTCGGCATCATTAACTTTATTAGCGGGTTTGTGGTATATCTTACCCGCCATAATTTTGTAAACGTCCTCGCCTTGAGCAAACGCATTTACTAAATCATTCTGTCCTGCCAACCATGCTAGCATCCTAGCCTCAATCTGACTGGAGTCGGCGTCGACAATCACATACCCTTTAGGTGCAACAATAGCCGACTTAAGTTTGGATTTGCGAGGTAAGTTTTGTAGGTTTAATTTGTCGTCACCACCCCACCTACCTGTATGGGCGGCATAGTATCTTAAGGGTACTGGCAAGCTACCACGTTTCGCTATGGAAATAAATCGCTCGGTGCGTGTCTCGTCTAGCGTACTCTTTGTCCCGAGCCTTGCGGCGACAAGAGCTTGAACCCTTGGATCTTCATGCTCTGCTAATGCCTTGAACCCCGCATCGGTCTTTGCCAACGCCAAAGCTAGTTTGCCAGTTGTTGCGCTTATTTTTGTAGGTGGGTCAACGCCCAACTCCATGAGCCTTCGAGCAAACTTTTCATTAGATAGCAGGGTTTCCCGATCAGCACTAGCCTCAGCAATTAAGGCTTCTTTGCGTTCCACTACGTCAATAAGATGTTGCTCTAATAGTGGGAGGTCAAGCTCAAGCGCTGGTTGCGTGTACATCCGCAAAGTCAAATCAATTAATTTAAGCTCTTGCTTTCTAAAAGATGATATGAGGATGTTAAACAGGTCGTATGTAAGATTCACGTCATTGATGCAGTAATTCCCATACTGAGCAAGTTCATCAGGGTGAAAGTCACGTCGGTGTTTGCCCAAGGCTAGCACGACTTCCGTACCTTTTTTACCAATACCGTAGCGCTCCGCCGCCTTGGCAAGGCTGTTACCTACTTCAGTACCGTCAACTGCTCGTAGCATTCCAAGCGT